AGCACAACTAGATAATTGCTCTAGTTCTTTTTTAAGTCTATTAAATTCTTTTTGTTTTTGCCGTTTAAGTATTTTATTTCTGTACCCTTCTACGTGTGGTTTCATATGCTTCCATCCTAACATCCTTTCTTTCTGAGTTGTAAACCTTATAGATTCTAACTCCATATTGTCGCTAAATATATCCTGATAAAAATCAAAACTTGTTTTTGGCTCGTTAGCTATCCAAACATCGAAGTTGTATTTATTATCTATTAATATTTCGGCTGTGCAATCCCCACACTTTACAAATTTATAATTACCCGTTAATAATGCTTCTTTGAAGTGAATCCCTACTTTCTCTAATAATTTCTCTATTTCCATCTTTTTATGTTTTAATGAATTACAAATATACAAATAAAACAGTTACAAACAAAATACTTATATAAATATATGAAGAAAGTTAAAAGAAAATATAAAAATAAGTCGATGTCTAACGGTGCAATGCCTAAATTTTACACTAAAGATATTGAGCAAAAAGATATTCCTTACTTTGAGTCTAAGGGCTTTGAGTTTATTTTCGAATATATATGTAAGGATTGCAAAGACGAAACCTGTAACTGTACAAAATGATAGTATTAGAAAATGGTGTATCGAATAAGGTAGCTCTAACTCTTACCGAGAAAGCTACGCTAACAACTCCATACTATTTATTTGAGTTTATAGATGACGACTCTAATATATCTATACTTTTCACAGGTGCAGATATTAGCACAAACACAAATAGATATAACGAGTTTTTAATAGAGGTTAATTTATCTCCTATAGACTTACTAGATTCTAAAATAGAGTTAGTAACCAAAGGTTATTACAAATATAATGTCTACGAGCAGGTAAGTGCTACAAATTTATTGATAGCTAATACTACATCTTTAGTGGAAAATGGCAAAATGTATTTTAACGACATAGTTCTGCCAATTAAAAAAGAATATACAGACGAACCAAACACGAAATTTGTTTACAATGGATAATAAAAACGACAACGCTCCAAAACTGTTTTCATTCGCAGCAGGATCTAATTTAAATACACCTACATTCTCAGAGTCAAAAGCTGATTGGATTCCTTACGGAGACAACAACCTATATAATGAATTCTTAGTAGAGTTATTAAATACCTCAAGTAAACATAATAGCCTTGTTAAAAAGAAGGTAAATATGTCAGTTGGCGAGGGGTTTGTTGAGACAGCAGAAAATAAGGAGTACTTAGAAAATATTAACGGCAAAGAAGATTTAAGTACTATAGCCTTCAAATGTGGTTATGACTTAATGACTTACGGAGGTTATGCTTACGCTATTACATGGAGTAAGGACAAGAAAACAATTGCACGACATTCTTACGTAGACTTTGGGAAAGTTAGAGAGGCTAAGCAATTAGAGGACGATAGCGAAATGGCTAAAATGCAGGAGGAGGGAGTGGATTTTTATTATATGTCTGCTGATTGGTCAAACCTTAGAAAAGATAAAAACACTCCTCAATTGATACAAGGATTTAATGAGCAGTTTAAAGACGAAACTACGCAATTAGTTTATGTTACAGAATATAGACCTGGATGCGACTACTATACTTACCCCGATTATATTAGTTCTGTAGATTGGATTGAGTTGGATAAAGAAATTGCAAACTTCCATATTAACAGCGTTAAAAACGGGTTTACTCCGTCAATGATTATCTCTTTTAAAGGTGGTATTCCTTCCGATGAAGAGATGAAAAAATTTAATAAAAAGATACAAAAGGAATACGCAGGAACGGACAACGCTAGTAGGGTTTTTCTTACATTCTCAGAGAGTGGAGATACTTCGCCCGAATTTATACCTGTTAACCTTAACGCCTCAGACGAGAGGTTCTTACAATTAGAGGGGCAGATACAACAAAACATAGTAATAGCCCATGGAGCTACCCCAATTGTTGCAGGTATTGCAATAGCTGGAAAACTAGGGAGCTCTGACGAGATTTTAGAAGCGGAAAGCGTATTTCAAAAAAATGTAATAGACCAAAAACAAAAATTAATTGAAAGGTCTTTTAATAGAATAGCAAAAATTAACGGGCTTACAACTCCTTTAGAGTTAGACGGTATTCAATCAGTTGACGAAGTAATAAATATAGAAAGCAATGACTAATAATACATTAATGATTAGCGTAGACTATTTAAGGGATAATACCTCTATAAATGGCAATACAGATAACGAGATTTTAGAGCCTTATATAATAACGGCTCAGACTATGCACATAGAAAGTATATTAGGAACTGCTTTATTTAACGATATTGTAACTAATATACAAGCCGATACAATAGCAGGAGATAATAAAACTTTATTAGACGATTATATACAACCCTGTTTATTACAATGGTCTTTATATGAGGCTTTACCCTTCTTAAATTATAAGCTAAATAATAAGGCGGTATCTACAAAGTCCTCAGACAACTCTGAGCCTGTAGACTTAAACGAATTACAATATTTAAGACGTACCGTTAGAGATGTGGCAGAGTATTTGAGCCAAAGATTAACGGACTATTTAAAAGCTAGTCCTACGTTATTCCCTTTATACTTAAATCCTGGTAATACTTGCGATACAATTCGCCCTAATAGCTCCTCATATTTTAATGGAATATTCCTACACGACTCCTATGACTGTGACGAAGGTTACGGCTACGGAAATATACCCCTTAACTAATGGCACGAAAGAAAAACTTTAAAAAAATAATAATTTATCTAAATGAAAACGGAACTCCTACAGCTAAGTAATAACTTGAAACATTCTTTTGCTGCTGTGTCAGGAATAGTTATATCATTTTTAATGCCTATAGTGCCTTTGATTTTAATTGTTGGGGCTGCAATATCCTTAGACACTTTGACGGGCTTATATAAGAGCTATAAGACAAATAAGCCTATAACCTCTAGAGGTCTATCGGCTATGGTATCGAAAATGCTACTTTATCAATTGGCTTTAATACTATTCTTTTGTATTGAGAAGTTTGTACTAAGCGATATTATAGGGATTTTAACAGACATTCCTTTGATACTTACCAAATTGGTAACTACTACTTTATTGTTTATAGAGTTAACATCTATCAATGAGAACTACAAAGACGTAACAGGGATAAACGTTTGGCAGAAATTCAGAGAGCTTTTAAAGAGGGCTAAAAAAGTATCGGACGAGGTAAAAGATTTCTGATTTACATACCCCCCCTACTAGATAATCTAAAAAAAATAGGGGGGTACCCAAAAACGGAAACAAACGTTCAAATGTGTTGCGTTTAACTCTACAACCCTTATAAACTTTGAATTGTTAAAAATCAAACAAATGGTTAAAAATTATATAATTGGTGGTTTACTTGTTTTTATCTTATTCCTTTCTCTTTGTTCTCCTAAAAAAAGTAAAATAGAGTATAAAGAAGGTAAGAGTATATACCTTATTACAACGGACACATTTACCGAAACTATACACGTTCCAATTACTGAAACGGTTTATATTAAGTCCGAGCCTCTACAAGTTGAATACATACACACAGGAATCGATTTAAGCGACACTGACGAATTTAAAACAGGTTTGCGCACATTTTATTATGTGAAAAAAGATAGTCTCTTAAATGGCTCTATTTTGATTAATGCGTTAGAACGTCCTCACTCTGTTAATTTCGAGTATAGTTTTAAGCAAAAGACTATAAAGGATTCTATTTATATTGAGAAGGTAATCAATAAAAGTAAATTGTTTGGAGGTGGAGAGGTTGTCGTTGACCCTATGATGTCACAGATGTATTTGGGCTTAGATTACTATCATAAAGCGGGGCATCTCTTTAATTTTTCATTAGGTTACGACCTTCAAAATAAAAATAAATTAATTAAATTAGGATATAAGCGGGAGTTTTAATTTATTTTGTTTAGGTTTGTAGTTCATTAAAACATAAACAGATGAAAATAATTAAAGACAACGAAGAATTAAAGAGTTATATTGTAAACGAAAGTATAGTATTTAACGAGTCAATACAGTGTAATTTTGATATTCATGTAAATGCTAACATTGAGGCTCACGACATTTATGCTTATAACATTGATGCTTATAACATTTATGCTCTCAACATTGATGCTTATAACATT